TCAATCCCTGTCGCGCCCACCAGCCACAACCCGGCTGGTTCCGTCGCCTGAGGCGACCTTCCCAACCACTACATTCTGACCGCCCTGACCCACCGTGGTCAGCAAATGGTCAGCACTAAATGCCTTCGCTTTGCGGTGGACAGCTATCCACAGCTGCGTGAGCGCGCGGGTCACGTTCCGCAGGCGCGTCGGATCGTATTTCGCGTAGATGCGTGTCGTGCGCGCCAGCTTGCCATCGTGACCCAGCAGCTCGACGATCTCGCGCTCGGGCACGCTGTCGTCGGCATAGAGCATGGTCGCGATCGTGTGCCGGATCGTCTTGGGGTAGACGTCTGCCGAGAGGCCCAGCGTGCGGCGCATGATTCGCCAGGCCGTCTTGCGGCTGGCGGCGCTCGTTCCCCCTTCTTTGCGCCACTTGCAAAGAACTACTCGCAGTGGCCGGATCGCCGGCAGCACCGCGTTGCGCTTCTTCGTCTGCTTGGCCGCTCCCGGCTGCATGTCGATCAGGCCGGTGCGCGGATCGAACTGCTTGGCCGGATCGAACGCGAGCGCCGCCTGGGGGCGCACCGCCGTGGCGAACTGCAGGGCGACCCAGCGGAAGAGGTCTGCGTTGTGGCTGGCGTACCAGCCGATGCGGGCCATTTCGTCGATCGTGAGCACCCGCTCGCGCGGCAGCGACTTGTACTGCTCATCGAGGTCACCGATTCGCGGCGCGTGGGTGATGCGCATGTTGTCGGCGGCATAGTGGACGGCGGCACGGACATCGTTGATGTTGCGCTGCACGGTGGCGCCCGAGACGCCCTCCTCGCTTTCGTAGTCGAACTGCTCGCCGAACCACGCCAGCTTGAAGGCATGGGGCCCCATGCGCCACTCGCGGAAGCGCTCGAACAGGGCAGGCGTCAGATCGGTCACCACCGCGGCGTGTCCCGCCTCGTCCTGCAGCAGGAAAGCAAGGAAGGTGCGCAGCGATCGGCTGGTCTGGTCGCTGTTCACGACCTTGGCGCCCTTCTCGCGGTAGTAGGTGACCAGGATCGCAGCGACGCCCGCCTCGTCCGGCGCCTGGCGTGTCGTGCGCGCCCTCTCCTCCTCGACGTGCGCGTGCATCCGGGCCTTGGCTTCGCTCAGTTCGCGCGTGCGAGTGCTTCGATAAACGACTGTCCGTCCACGGGCGGTGGCAATTTGCCAGACACCCGGGGCTTTACCGTCCCGCCGGTAGTCGAGCCAGTAGTCTCCGACGATGTAGGGGCTGGTTTCGCGGGACATAGTTCGTTCGATTCGATCCGGGATAGGAGTTCAAGGAAGCCGTAGCCCCCGAGCTCTTGCAGCTGCTCGGGGGTGAGTTGCATGCCGGTGTTGCGCCGGACCGCGCGGCGCCACTTATTGGCGATGGTATGGGCGCTCATAGGAGCTGACCTTCCAAGAAAAGTGGCGCAGGATGTCGAGAGCTAGTGCGTCGATCTCGCGGAACTCTTCGCGATCCTCCCAATGCCCCACTCCAACGGCACGCATCAGAACCCTGAACGTATGTCGAGACACTCGGATGCGCATGTCGCCCTGCGCGGCAATGCGCCGGCCCAGTGCATTCAGCACGCGCTCTGTTCGGTCGATCATTGCCCGGCCTCCAGTTCTGGTATCTGGATTTGGCGCGCTGCAGCGGCCTTCTTTTCAAGCATGTCGATCTGGTTGCGCAGCGTGCCGATCTGACGGCCGATGTGTTCGACCTGCTCCGACACGTGGAACGCCTCGTTGTCTATGCCGTCGTGGTAGGCGGCAGCCTTCGCGCGCGGAAACAGTCCGGCGTCAGCGAGATCGCCCGTGTAGCCGCAGGCTCCACCCTCGGCGGAGCGCCGGTGCCAGCAGTTCCATTTCTTCGACCAGATCAGCCAGCAGTGCAGATCGGCTGGGGTCTGCCGCATCTTTCGGATGAACCGGCCGCGCCGGTCGCGCGCGCGCTCAGCCATAGCGCTTCCTCACCATTTCGTCGGCGGCGGCAAAAAGCTTGCTGACGGTCGACAGATCGCGGGTGATCCCGGGCACGTCGTCGATCGACGCGCACGCCTCCCAGTCAGTGAAGTGGTAGCAAACTTGCTGGCGGAGCGCGCCGAACGCTGTCTCCTCATCCCACTCAGGTTCGTAGTAGCCCGACATTCCGCCGACCATGATCGTGCCCTTGAGCGGATGCGGTGGCGGGCTGATCATGTAGCGATGACCCGCCCGCGCCTGTACGCAGATGCGGACCTCGCCGCCCCACAGGTACGCGCCCTGCGCGTAAGACGAGTGACAGGGGGAGCGCTCAAAGCAGGTCCGGTCGCGTATGATCAGACCGTGGTAATTGTCACCCCGCCCGGACCGGAACTGCTCGCGAGTGTCACCGAACAGCGGCAAATACGGGGCCGCGCGCTTCGACAGCTTCTTGAGGATGCGCAGGTTCATGCCGCCTGCTCCTGCGTCAAACCCTCGAACGTCTTTGTCATGTGTCGGAGAGACCGGAGAGCATCGCACAGCGCCCGCTCCGCCCGCGCGACCCGAGCGTCGGCATCGCAGGCCGCGCGAAGCTCGGCGATGCGCCGACGGACCCCGAACGCACTGGACGCATCCTCAATACCAAGCCACTCGATCAGCTCGCGCTTGACCGCTTCGAACTCAGCGGCATCCTTCTGCACCTGGCCCATCAAGTACTCGCGCTTCGCGGCGACCTCCCGATCCAGGCGCTTCCACGCCTCGTCACGCGAGGCACGCGCGGATGCGGCAGTTTCCTGAGCCGCCGCTATGTCTCGTGCCGCAAGCGCCACGGACTCGCCGAACTTTTTGCGCACCGCTTTGTGCTCGCTCCACAGTTCCAGGCGGCGTGGATGGGGCACATGCGGGCCCACCGTGCGGCCGACGCCATCGATCAAGAGCTTCATGCAGGCGTCCATAGGCAGTGAGACGTGGGCGCGAGTGGCCTTGCGAACATGGCGCCATGCCTGCGCCTTACGCACGATCAGGCCGCAGCCGGTCGGGATCTCGGCTGGCGTGCACAGACCTTCAGGAACAGCAAAGATCACCGCTCCGGCGTACTGGAGATACTTCTGCCACTTCCCTGATGTCGTGTCGGATCGCAGATCGGAGCGACTGATCTTGCACTCGTACGCTGTGGGCAGCGGTTTGCTGTAGCTTCGCTCCAAGGTATAGACGTCTGGCCGCGGGGAGCCGCTGGGCCCAAGTTGCATGTCGGTCCACACCAGCCGCTTATCGGAGCGCAGATGTTGCGCAAGATCGCGAGCCAGGTCGTCGTGCTTCCATCCTTGGTCGCTCATGCCGCCTGTTCCGCCGCTTGTGTTGCGCGATAGCGCACGCGGTGATCGTCAGGCAGGTACGCGCGGAACGCGGCGACCGCCTCGTCGATGTTCGGATGCCGACCGGCAAAGCCACCCTCATGTGACCGCTGGAAGAAAGACAGCAGGAAGTGCCCGTGAGCCTGGGCCCGCACCTCGACCCGGATACGCGCCTCGTGGGCGAGCAGCACGAGGTTGGTCAGCTGATAGCTGTCGAACGTGGCCATGCGCCCGTCGCGCCAAGGCACCCACATGCCTGAGTGCCAGGCGCCGGTTCCCCAGGCGACCTTGTCCCAGTTGATCGGCGCGTTGTAGATACCGCCGCCGACCATACCGCAGATGTCGATCACCTTGGCTTGGAACTCGGACAGCTTCTCGGGGCGCTGCTTGTACCCCTTGCGGCCGGCGAACGCGTCGTTGGCGCAGCGGTTGTTCTCCTCTGCCCAGCGAGCGTGATCCATGGATGCGTAGCTCATGCTGCCTCCCGCTCGCCGACCGCGCCGGCTGGTATGAATTCCTCGTTGCGCGACCAGGCGAACATGGTGGGCGCGACGAACGTGTCGGCGTGCCGCACCAGCCATGCATCCAGCATCTCCTGCAATTCCGCGTCCGCCGCTTTGCAGTTACCTCGCCGGTCGGCACCACTGGCGCCCGGGTGGAACAGCTCGTCATCCTCGAAATACTGCTGATCGATCAGGCGTGCAGCGCTGAACCGCAGCGGCGCGATGCCCGCTTCGACGATATGAAAGGCACCCCCGTCAAAGTCCTCGCGCCCAGCGAAGATCGCCTGTTCGCGTGTGTCGTGCGGGCCTGACGTATAGAAATCACCATCGCGGCTGGCCCACCAGGTGCCCTGAAGATCCTTGGTCATGCGGCTTCTCCGAAGATGGATAGCTGGGCGCTTCCGGGCATGTCGTCAGACGCCGAGCAGAGCGCTGAGAGAAAGGAAGGCATGAGCAGCCACCAGCGGGTCCACGCCATTTCCTGTCGCTCGAAGCCGCTCAACCCGGTGGGCCATCGCATCAACGCCTCGACGAAGATGGGATTGAGCTTCCTCTTCGCTGAGGGCTGGTTGGAGTTCGGGGAATTGGTCGAGGACGTCGATCCAGCGGCTATCGGATGGGCCGGGGATGACGGCGGGTGGAAGAACTGCTCGGCCTGATAGCAGAGGATATCCTCCCTTGACTTGCCGTCCGACCGCATGATGCTGCCCTCGCTGCTGCCCTCGCTGCTGCCCTTCCAGTTCTGCGCCGCTGGCGCCGCCCAACGTTTCGACGCATCCATTGCCTGGCCCGTCAAAAGTAATTCGTTCGAGCGCTTGCCGCCGCGCGCCTGACGCGATCCTTCCGTCACCGCCACCGATGGCCCTTCCCATCGCGCCGCCTGCCCCGGAAGCGGCACATCGCCCTTGCTGCCCCGCATATTCGGCCCCGCTTTCTCTGGGTCCGACGCTTTCGGGCTGGACCAGTTGGTGGTCGCTCGCGCAGCCGCTACCGCGAGAGGCTCGCCCATCCCGTTGCCATTGATCCCCTTGGCCTTGACCGTCTCCCGCCGCTTGTCGAACAACGCTAGATCGTGACCATCTCCGAAGACTCCTGCGTCCGGCCCGGGCCATGATGAACAGCCGCTCGCGCCGCATGGTGTTGCCGGTCTCGGCCGAGCTGAATATTCCTGCCGCAACGCGGTAGCCCAGCCCTTCCAGTGGCGGGACGATAGCTGCAAGCTGTCCGTCCGCGTTCCCCGGGACGTTCTCGCGGAAGATAAGATCAGGCCGGCACTCCGCGGCGATCCGGCAGACTTCTGGCGCGAGGAAGCGCTGGCCATCGGCTCCGGCGCGCTGTCCGGCGACGGAGTTGTCCTGGCAGGGGTCTCCCGAAGCGAGGATATGAACGAGGCCACGCCATGGTTCGCCGTCGAAAGTGAGCATGTCAGACCAGACAGGCGCCGGATGAAGCCACCCTGCGTCCATCGACGCGACCAGGCTCGCGGCGGCTGCGGCTTCCCTCTCCACGTAGCAGATGCCCACGCCAGTTTCTTGGCGATGGTGGAGGGCGAGCAGGATGCCGAGTTCAAGGCCTCCGACCCCTGCGCATAGGGAGAGGATGTTGCGGGTACGTAGAGCCACACGTCAGGCCCCCGCGTTCGCGTAGCTGGCGACCGGATTGCCGAAGCCGAGTTCCTCCGCGCGTTCAATGAACGCGTAGTAGGCTTCCTGCGGTGAGTAGCATGCGAGCTTGATTTCGAGCGGCGTCGTCTCGGCAGTGTACTTCCATGCATCGCGATTGCGCATCAACGCGCGCTGCTCGGTTGCGAGCATGACGCGGTCGGCCGTCTTCACGTCGCCTGGCAGCGCTACCGCCAACCCAAGGTGAGGGAATAGGGTTGCCTCAATTCTAGCCTCGAAGCTTTTGTAATCAGGTAGAAGCTCCTTGAGCGGCTTCGGCATGTCGGTGATGAAAGCCTCGGCGGCATCGTGCAACAGACCTGCAAGCGCATGCTCCGCCGGCACGAGACGAGAAACCCAGATCGAGTGCTCGGCGACGCTGTAGAAGGGCCAGCACTGACCGGCGAAACGGCAGGTGTTGGCGAGCCCTCGCGCAATTGCATTGAGCGTGAATACCGATGGATCAATCGCGAGATAATCCAGATAGTTGCCATCGGCGGTAAGGATGGTGCTGGCATAGTCGGATGAAGCAATCATGCGAAGGGACCCGTGAACGATGCGCCGAATACCTCACGGGGACTTGCCCCCGGTTGCGGCAAGGGAATTGCCGCTGCCATCGGCGTCATGGGCGGCAGCGGATGGCTGACGCGACGCGCCCGCATCAGCAGGTGTGCAGTGTTCTCGCCGCCGATGGCGCGCATAAGGTCCAGCTTGCACCGGGCAGTTTCGAGATCGCCCGCATAAACGGCGGTGGCGAGATCGGCGAACATATCGTGGTCGATGTGCATGACGGGCCTCCTCAGACGCGCATCGGCATGACGCCGCAAAGCGCGCCGTCGGAGACGCTGCGGCGGATCACAGCCAGCTCGCTTGCCGATCGTTGGTGGATTTCCACGGTGTCGCCGCCGATCGCCTCCAGGGCGCTCGCGAGATAGCCGCAGTTGAAGCCGACGCGGTGCATTGCTTCGCAGTCGGCGGGAACGTGCTCGTTTGCCTCGCCGCCCCCGCCGCCATCGGTCATCTGCAGTTCCAGCGCACCAGCCTGGATGTCCATTGCGATCGAGCGCGTCTTGTCGCTGCCGACCAGCTCCATGCGTCGCAGCGCCTTGCGAAGGCTTTCCGGATCGACAAGGACCGGCGTGTCACCAGTTTCGGGAATGACGCGCTTGTAGTCGGGGAACGTGCCGTCAACGAGCTTACCGATGATCGTGACATCACCGGCCGTCACCTGCAGGAGGCGCTCATCCCAGCTCAGGTCGATGTGTTCGACATCCGCGACCATGCGCTCGATCAGCCGCACGAATTTGGTTGGGATGATCATATCGGATGCGCCAGCTGGCCAGCTGATGGCGGTGTGCAGGCTTGCGATCGTATGGCCATCTGTCGCCACCAGGCGCATCCGACCATCCTCGCCGTGCGCAAACACGCCACAAAGGTAGTAGCGCGTGGTATTGGTTTCGGCGGACCAAGCGGTGCGGCCTATCGCGATCGCCAGCGGCCCACCGTCGGTGGAGATGGAACTCGCGGTGTCCGCAGGCGGCTTCATCGCGGGAAAGTCGTCAACCGGCAAAACCGGAAGCTGCCAGCGACTGCGAGCCGCTTTGGCAGTAAGGCGCCCAGCCGCCGCCAGTTCGAGCGTTATTTGCGCACCGGGTTCCGCCGCGCTGGCGATCGCGGCCAGCCGATTGGCGTCGCACGTCGTTGCCAGATCGCCCGCGCCGACCAGCGCCACGCGTTGGCGATACTCGATCTCCAGGTTGCTGGTGACGATCTCCAACTGATTGCCGAACACTTCAAGCCGAACGTTAGCCAGAATGGGAATGGTGTTTGTCCGCTCGACAACACTGGCGGCGGACTTCATGGCGCGGGACAGAACGCCGGCTTCGATGGTGACGGACATGCAGTGATCCTTGCGGGCGGGTTCAGGCCTCGGCGGGCCGGCTGGCGACCACCTCGAGCGCCTGGCGCGTGACGCGCTGCACGAGGTTGATGCGGTCTTCGATGGGCGGGATGCGCGGGCTGCCGGTCAGGCCGAACCAGATGCGGCCGATGTCCTCGGCGATGCTGGTGGCCTCGGCGTCGGTCAGGACGGTGACGCGGGTCATTCGCCCGGCTCCCGATCGTGGTGGGCACCGGAAAACACCAGCAGCGCAGCGGTCGCGCCGATCACCAACACGCCGGCCAGGATCAGCAGAGGCGCGACCCAGGGCAACGTGATAAAGGCGAAGACATCGGGATCGCGCTCGAACATCCGGGCGACGGCGTCATTGGCGCGCCACAGCAGGGCAAGAAACACCAGCGTGCCACCGACGATGCCGAAGAACGGCGCGGCGTTGCGCAGCGCGCTCACCGTGCGATGCCCCAGGCGACCAGCTGCTGCTCGGCGCGCTGGCGGGCGTAGTTCATGAAGGCGAGGCGCTGAGATGGCTGGTCCGCGTCAAGCGCGTCCAGGAAGTTGATCAGCAAGGCCCCGGCGGCATTGATGTCGACGAACGTGACATCTGAGCCGCGATGGTGCTGCGTAACGGTGCGAGGGTGTGATGCGGTTGGCATCGTGATCTCCACGAGGGCGGTGTGCCCTGATGGAGTCATAACACCAGAACGGTGCTAGAGTGTCAACACCATTATGGTGTTACTGAGAAAAATCATCCGGCCACGTCTCATCGGGATAGAAATCTGGTTCGGATGGCACCTGAGGCTTGGAAGGCGGCAAGATTGGCACATCGTCGTCGAACGCTACGCGAATCACGGCGCCATAGCGGGTCGCCTCCTGAAAGATCGCGGTGATAGTGTGCTGGCGCATCAGCTGGCCAATGCGGGGCGCGCGCTCTGCACTGATATATCCCATCTGCACCCCGCGTTCGGAATAAACGGCGATGGCGCGCGGATCGGCCGGGTTCTTCGGCTCCCGCCGCAACTCAACCGGATCGCCTGGCGCGCAGACGGCGATCTCGAAGCGGCGGGTCGGGCCCTTCGCCTTATTCGGGAAGTCGACGCCGACTACCGCTAAAGATAGTTGGCCAAACAACTACCCGGCATAAAACTTGATAAGTAAGCTTACGCCAGTAATCAATAGGCCTCCGATACCTATAATAAGTCCTACGCCACGCTGCGTCTTGGCCCCAGCTCGATCAAGCGCACTATCAAGCGTATTGCGAGCTTCATCCTTTGTAGGAAGATGCACTAACCGCTCTTTGATCGTTGCCACATCTACTGGCAGCACCGCTAGTTTAGCCAAGTCTTTATGGACATGTTCCATTTGGGCTTCAAGTTTTGCTAGACGCGCTTCCATTCCGTCAAATGTGCCACCACCTGTCGGAGTGTTCAAGGAGCTGACACCCTTGAAAGATGGATGGTCGCCGATGTTCGTAGCTTCAGGCATGGCCTGACCGCTCCTGCTCACCAATCAAATCAATTCCGAGCTTTTCAAGAACAAACTGCCTAACATGGCCGCAATTATCGCAAACGGTTGCAACGCACGGGACGTATCGATTTTGCGAAATATCCGAGTTGTATCCAATATTTAATGGGTTAACCGTATTTAGAAGCTCAGTGCTTGATCCACATACCAAGCAGGGGTCTCCATCAACACTAGCCATCTCGTTAATGCGCGTTGCAATAGTATTTAACTCTTCAAGAGTTAATACCCTACCAAATATTTGGGAAAAGGACATCTTATATTCTCCGCCCCAACCAAATCACCCGCCCAACGATGTGGATGTCCTCGGCGTCAACGAGGTCATCCTTTACGGCTGGATTATCGGAAATTATTTCCATTTTGCCCTTTGCCGCCGGCCGCAGGCGCTTGATCGCCCCGGCGCCGTAGATCGAGCAAGCCCAGATGCGATCCCGGAGATTTACGACGCGCTGCGTGGTGTCGATCACGACCAGGTCATCGCTGAGCAGCGTCGGGAACATGCTGTCGCCATCGGCGCGCGCGACAAAAAGACGATCGGCGGGCGCGTGCGTGAGCTTGGCCAGCATGCCCGCATCAAATTCGTAGGTACCCTCCTCAACATAGTCGTCGATGTTTGTGCCGGGGCCCATGGAATAGCTGAGATCGAACGATCGGAGCGTGACCGCGCTGTCGTCACCCGCCTCAATGACGCCGCGTGCCCCGGCCGGCTTTGCCTCTGCAGGATCGGTCCCTCCTGGGGGCGGAACCAGCTCGCCGTGGTCCGGCGTGATGATTGCGGCCGGAGACACATCAAACGCCACAGCAGCTCGGTCGATCCAATCTTGCGTCAGCCTGCGCCCGCCCTTTTCGAGGCGCTCTACTTGCTGAGGGCTAGTGTTCATCAACTTGGCGAGTTGAGGCCGCTTCCAGCCGCGGCCCTCTCTCAGGCGCTCGATGTTGTTGACGCTGCTCACACGCTCTTGTGCACCAATCTGGTGTGCATGCTCCACCATCCAAATTGGTGTTGACGTTTGACGCCTTTTAGCACCATAATGGTGTTGCAAGGAGATCATTCGATGACACTGAAGGATTGGCTGGCTGAGCAAGAGCTTACGTCAGCAGCTTTCGCAGCGCGCATTGGGAAGACCGCAGAGAGTGTGCGTCGGTACGTCAACGGGGATCGCATCCCTGACAAAGAAACGATGCCAGTCATCGCATCCGAGACCAGTGGCAAAGTCACTGCAAATGATTTCTTCGGGATATCCCCGCCCGCGCTCGAACAAGCGGAGGTTGGGAAGTCCGCCTGATGGGCCTGCACCAACTGCTGCGCCAGGACGAGATCATCCTTGCTGAGTTGACCGCGATCGCAGCGGCTGGCGGACGCTGCCCAGCGAATACCGAGCTGGCCAAGAAGATCAGCGCCCGGAGCGGCTCCACTGTCTCGCGCATCTTCGAGAAGCTGGAAAAGCGTGGCCTGATCGAGGTCGAGCGCCGCAACGCCGCGCGGCGCATCCGCATTTTGGCCACCGGTGATCAAACCGCACCGGTCACCGGTAAGCTGTACCGTGATCGCGATATGTCTCAGTTCGCCGCCAAGCAGGCGCGGGCCCGCGCCGCACTTGATCGCCCGCTGACGCCCTTGCCCGAACTCATTGAGGCCCCTGGCTCGCCGCGCGATCCCTGCTTCCGCTGCGGCGTGCGCGGGGATGTCGGCTGCAAGCACCGCAAGATCATATCCGGCCCGCACTCGGCGGCTGGATCGCTCGCCGCTGTTCCCCTCCCCGCGGCGGCGGGCGTGTCTGTTTCCCCTGTTCATGGAGACACGTATGCCCACTGACGGCAACACAGTCCTGAGCGTTCCTGCTGCACTGCATCAGACTTCTTACCGCAATGCGGTAGCCGCGATCATCAACGCCCTGAAGGCGGAGTGCGGCGAAAGCGATCAGGATATCGCCGACCGTCTCGGCACATCGGCCACGACGATCAACAACGCCAGCAACAAGCGCGGCGACCTGAACGCCGTCACCCTGCTGCGGATCGGCAAGGAATACGGCCTGCACCGGCTGGGCCCGGTGATGGGACTGATCGGAGGCAAGGCCGCGCCTATATCCGCCGTCTGCACGTCCGATGCGGACCTGCCGATCGGCGCGGCTCGCGGCCAGCTGTTCTTGGCCAAAGCCCTTGGCGACCAGCGGATCGATGACGACGAGATCCTTGCGGGCAGCGAGGATATCGAGGCCGCCTATCAGACGTTCGGCAACCTGAAATGGCGCCTCGACGGCGCTCGCGCGCGGAGGGCTTCGTAATGCCCCGCCCCAACCCACGCATGGACGAGTTCGCCGACTTGCTGGCCGAGGACCTGACCATCGCGGAGATCACTCGGCGCATGGGCATATCCCGTGATGTGGCCAATGGGATGCTCCGCTCCATCCGCACGAAGCTGGGGCCTCAAGCGGTATGAGCGTGTCATCCACCAGGCTATGCTGCTGCGGCAAGCCACTCGCCCGGCGCAACCTCTCCGGCAAATGCGGCGCGTGCTACAATGCCGCGCGGCAGCAGGCGCAGGTTTCGATGGACGACCGGCTTGCCCGGGCCATCATCGCCAAGCGTCCCTTCGCGGAGATCGCACGCGAATTCGGTTGCCCGATCTCACGGATCAGGGCGGCTTCCCACCGTCGCACGGCTCCGGAAGCCGCCCAGTTCAGCATGGCGGCCATCGTGAAGGTGTGCTCCGACATCACCCGCATTCCAGCCGCCGACATCCGGGGCAAGTCGCGTCGCCTCCCTCATATTCGCGCCCGGATGATCCTTTACGTGCTGGCCTTGGAGGCAGGGCATTCATCCGTTGCGATCGGGCGTTTTGCAGGCGGCAAGGATCATACGACGGTGCTGAGCGGCCGGGACAAGGCCAACGACCTTGTGAAGGAAGATCCTGCCCTCGCCACCCACATCGCGGCCGCGCGCAAACGACTGCTGGTGCTGGCGAAGGTCGAGAAGCGCTCCGACACACTGCGCGGTCCGGCGCGCACCCGCCTGGTCAAGCCGCGCAACAACTTCGTGGCAGTCGACCACAGTGATGAGGATGAAGGGCACCGCTTTGCAAACAGCATCGCCGCCGGTTCTCACAAGCTGCTGGTAGCGCTCCAGGCCTATCAGGCGAGTGCGGCATGACGATGCCCGGTGCCACAGAGCCCCAACGAGCATGGGCGCCGCCGGAGCCAAGCCTCGAACAGCACAACGAGATCGTGGCCTGCTGCGAGCGGCGGTTCCTGCGCGCTGACGAGAAGCTGGCTGCCGCCGCGACGGAGCACAACGAATCCCATGCAGCCTTGTGCGCCGCTCGTGCTGCCCGGAATGAGTTCGTCGCTGCCAATCCAGATCCGCAGCTGGCCATTCCGTTCTCTGGGGAGGCGGAATGAAAACGATCGTCATGCCCTTTCCGCCGTCGTCGCTCTCGGGCCATGCAAAAGGTCACTGGCGCGCAAAGGCGGCTGAAACCCGTCAGTGGCGCGATCACGCTTGGATGGCCGCCCTGGAAGCAGGTGCCCGCAAGGCGAGGCTGGGTGATGGCGACATCGTGCTGCGTGTGCGCTTCGTGCCCCCAAATCACCGCAGCGATCGCACCAACTTTCCCAACCGCATGAAGCCGATCTTCGACGGCATTGCTGACGCCCTGAAGGTGAATGATCGGCGGTTTTTGCCGAAATACGAGTTTGCCGAGTCAGAAAAGCCTGGGCGCGTCGAGATAACGATCGGAGCGCTTGCGTGAGCAACCACCTCATATCGGAGGTCTACAAGCGGCAGTGCGGCAACATGGCGCGCAAGGCTGTCATGGTGCTCATGGCCGACAAGGCCAGCGACGATGGCTCGGGTATCTGGGCATCGAAGCAGCGCATGGCAGACGAGATCGGTGCGACCAAGCAGACGGTCATCGCCACCATCAAGGCGCTGATCGCTGACGGCCTGCTCCGCGAATGCGGGCAACGCAAATGCGTGAACGGCTATACCGTCGAATACGCCATCGTCGTTCGCGTCCTGCGCGGCCTCCCGTTGGTGAAATCGCATGCCGAGGACCAGTCAGAGAATTTGACCGGTCAAGATGACGCACCGGTCAAAACAACAGACCCCACCGGTCAAATTGCTAGACCCCACCGGTCAAGGAATTTGACCCAAACCCCCCTTGAACCCTCCAATAACCTTAAAAACACACAGAGCGCGCGAGCGCACATCATGCCTGTCGACTGGAGCCCCACTGAGTTCAGCGGTGGCACCAAGTGCCGGGAGGTCATCGACGGCTGGCCTCCGGGAGAGCTTGAGACGCAGATCGAGCACTTCACATCTCACCATCGGGGCAAGGGCAACCGGTTCGTCGATTGGCAGGATGCCTGGAAGACCTGGGTACTTAACAGCAGGAAATGGAATAGCGGCAATGGAGGCAATCGGAACAGCGGTGGCGCGCGTGCTTCCCGAAGCGGGAGCCAGCCGCTCGACACCCGAGACGGGTTCGAGCGGGAGCTCGACGAGCGTATCCAGCGTCGTCGAGCGGCTGGGGGATGATCGCCTGGCAAAGGCCCAGCATGTCGCCACCCTGCCTCTTCCGCCACTTCAGCCTACAGACGAAGGGTTGCTCGACGAGTGCCTGCGGATGCTCGCCGTGCTCCCCCGGCGTCGCGACGATGACTTGACCGGAAAGCTGCGAGTTCAGGCGTACGGCATCGCAATTGGCCATTGGCCCAAGGTTGCGATCGAGCACTTGGTCACCGTGGCGCTGCGCACCTGCAAGTTCTTCCCCAGCACCTCAGAGTGCCAAGCCATTCTTTCCAGCTGGAAGCGCAACGATCGCGCGTTCCGCAATCGCGTCCTTGCGCGGCAGGCTGTGGCACGCGAGCTACAGGCGCGCTTCGACGAGACGATGGTTGCCCTTGCTGAGCGCAAGATGACGCAGGACGAGGTTGATCGCCTGCCCGAAGGTGTGAAGCGCATTGCCATGGAGCGTGGCTATCTGCGGTTGGATCAGGGCACGTTTTTGATCAGGCAGGAAGGCTGCACCGTTCAGCCGGCTGGCTTGCTGGCCGATCGACGCGCTGCACCGGCGTGCCGTCAATGCCAAGACGTTCGTCGCGTCTTGACGCTTAAAGGGCAAGAGGTCGACTGCCCTGACTGCGCCCAACACAAGGTGGCGGCATGAGCAATTGGTGCATCTTGCGCACTGCACCCAGCCGCACGGTGCCACTGGCGACGGCATTGGTCGAGGCTGGCTATCGCGCTTGGACGCCGCAGGAGACTAGGGTTGTTCGCGTCGGCCGATCGCGAGATCGCAAGGAAGTGGCGGCCCCGATGACGCCGACCATTGTGTTTGCGGAATATGATCGGGTGCCAGAGTTTGTCGCGCTATCGCGTTCGCCGCTGTGCAGGCTCCCGCCGTTCCATGTTTTCCGATACATGGATGTCTATTCCCGTGTGGCTGACCGCGCCCTGGATGCCCTGCGTCTTGCGGAACAGAGGGGCAGGCCTCGCGCCTTTGCTCGCACGTTCGCAGTCAACGATCCGGTGAAGTTCGCCGACGCCGGATTCGAAGGGCTGATCGGCAGTGTTTCGGGCACGCAGGGCCGCTATACATTGGTGATGTTCCCCGGCTTCCGGGTGCCCATCAAGATCCCAGCTCACAGCCTGATGTCCGCCGCGCACGCTGCTTGACCTGCACTCTGGCATTCACGTATTGTTCTGGCTTCCCGCTGCCAGGAGCAGCAGTCGATCGAGCCTGGCCTAGCCACCGTCGCCCCCGCCCGTGATGAAGCAGCGCTTCTCGCGGTGTGCGACGCAATATCTATTAACTGGCCAAGACATATCGGCAATGGTGGCCTGCGTAAGGCGCATCCATTTTGCGGCAAGACTAACTCCGATGCACAGTGGATCGCGCGCACAAACCTGTAGCGGCATCATGAAGCGATGGCGGGTAGGGTAGACCATTGTTCATGGCACGCCTTCGGAACCTGAACATTCAGCATTAGGCTGTCGAACCTGAACCGTTCAGACTTCACGGGTCCTTCCTGAACCATCGGGAGTACGGGCAGCAATGGCGCATTAGAAGCCCAGCTCCAAGGTGTGAAAGGTGTCCGCACCCCAAATGTCCGCACCCACTCACCTAGTCAGTGTCCGCGAGTTTGCGCGCCTGGACGGGTGCGATGACAAGCTTGTCAGAAGGGCCGTAAAGGCCGGAAAACTGCCGATTTCGGACGATGGAAAGCTTGATTCGTCGCTTGCTGGCTCAGGATGGCGCAAGACCAACCGACGCGCGCCGAAGGGTGCGGACACCGCTGCGGACAAATCGCAAAGTGTCCGCACTGTTGTCCGCACCAGCAAAATGTCCGCACCATCGGCGGACGAGACTGAGCAGGCGAGCGAGGAGCTCTTCTCCGAAGAGATCGAAGGCTTCCTTGATCAAGTCCTTGCCGGAACATACGCCGACACGGCCACAGCTGAACGAGTGAAGGAGAACGCGCTCGCCGCGAAGCACCTTCTGGCCGCCCGCCGCGATGCCGGGCACCTGGTGGAGATCGAACAGGCCGAGATGGTTTTGTTCGAAACGCAGCGGTCCCAGCGCGACGCCTGGATGAACTTCCCGACGCGGATCGGACCTTTGCTGGCAGCGGAGATCGGCGTGGACGCGGACAAGGTCGTGGAGGCCCTCACGGTCCATGTCCATCAGCAACTCGACGACCTCGGCGAGCCCGAGGCAGACTTCGCCGCCAAGCGCGAAGGTTGATCGGCTCCGAGCCGCTGCGCGCAGAGGGTGGACGCCACCACCGCGCATCAGCGTTCCGGACTGGGCAGACAGGTATAGGCGGCTAGCGAAGGAGGCTGGCAGCACCTCGGGCAAGTGGCGCACCGGCACCGTAGAGATAGCGCGTGGCGCTATGCTCGCGGTGACCGAGCCTGGCGTTCACAAGATCAGTGTCATGGTCTGCACGCAGCTCATGAAGACGGCACTACTCGAGAATACGTTTGGCTACTTCGCCCACCTCGACCCCGGCCCCATGTTGATCGTGCAGCCGAAGGAGGATGCTGCCGAGCAGTTCTCGAAGGAGCGCATCACACCGCTTATCCGCGCCACACCAGTGTTGCGCGGCATTTTCGGCGGCGGTCGGACGCGCAATGCCGACGACACGTTGCTTTACAAGGCGTTCCCTGGCGGCTTCGCAGCTCTTGCCGGCGCCGGCAGCCCTGACAACCTCGCGCGTCGTCCGATCCGTGTCGGCATGTGCGATGAGGTGGACAAGTACCCGATCACCAAGGAGGGCAACCCGCTCGACTTGGTGGACGAGCGCATGGCAACCTTCGCCAACTGGCTTTCCGTTCGCGCCTGCTCGCCGACGATCGCGGACGAGAGTCTGATTGAGGCGAGCTACAACGAAGGCGATCAGCGGCAGGCTTCGGTTGAGTGCCCTCACTGCCGTCATCGCAATTTCCTCGAGTTCTTTAAACACGTCCACTGGGAGACGGACGAAGCAACCGGCGAACATCGACCAGCAACCGCGGCGATCCACTGCGAGGCTTGCGGGTCTGCTTGGTCCGAGGGGCAGCGGCTCATGGCGCTGCGGACTGTCCGCTGGCACCAGACGCGGCCCTTCTCCTGCTGTGGCAAGCGACACGAGCCGATGCTCGAATATGAGCAGGCCTGGTCCGATCCCGACATGAGCGACCCGGTCGGCGCTGTTTGGGCATGGTGGCAGGCGGACCGGTGGGCAGTCTACCGGGCGCATTGTCCGGACTGCGGACGCTGGGCAGTGCCGAACGAACACGCGTCGTTCACGGCTTCCAAGCTGTTCAGCCCCTGGCCGAAGGATGCGCCGCCGAAGATCGCGGCGAAGTGGCTGGCGGCGAAGGAGGATCCCGACAAGCGGGTCACCTTCGACAACACGCAGCTGGGTCGACCGCATAAGCGGCAGGCCGCAAAGGACATCGCCGCCGAGGCGCTGATGCGTCGAGCCGAGAACTGGGCTGGTGACGTACCCGAGGGTGTGGCGGTCATCACGGCCGGGCTCGACACCCAGGATGATCGTGTCGAGATCGAGTTCGTAGGCTGGGGCCGCGGCGAGGAAAGCTGGTCGCTTGATCACGTCACGGTTGAGGGCGATCCTGCAACGGAAGAGCTTTGGCAGCGCGTAGATCGTGAGTTGCTGCGGCGCTTCCGGCGCGCAGATGGCCGCGAGTTTGTAGTCCAGGCTGCATGCATCGACTCAGGTGGCCACCACACGCAGGCCGTTTACAAGTTCGCGAAAGCCAGGCTCGGACGGCACGTCTGGGCGGTCAAGGGGCAGAGCAGCCGCAACGGTGAGCGAACGCCGGTGTGGCCGACGGCCCGGCCGAGCGCTGCGAACCGCTCGAAGTTCAAGCCGGTGATCATCGGCACCAACGCTGCGAAGGATTCGATCCGCTGGCGCCTCGGCCTAGAAGAGCCGGGCCCCGGTTACATGCACTTCCCCGCCTCGCGCGAACTGGGCTGGTACACACAGCTCACCGCCGAGCGTCTGATCACCAAGGTCGCGTCAGGACGGCGCTACACAGTCTGGGATCTACCAAAGGGCAAGGCGAACGAAGCGCTCGACTGTCGGGTTTACGCATTCGCGGCCCTCAATGGGCTGCTGCAGCTAGGCATGAAGTTGAACCTAGTGGCTGACGCCACTCTGCCCGCTCCGGAATTGCCAAGTCAGCAGCCGACCACCGCACCCGCGCCGCAGAAGCCGCCCACCAAGGCCAAGCCGCATAAATTCGCGCCCCGCAAGGGATCCAGCTGGATGAAAAGGAGGGGTTGATGGCATTCCAGCAGAGCGACCTCGATGGCCTTGACGCGGCGATTGCCGCGGGAGTCCGCAAGGTCACCTTCGCGGATGGTCGCTCGACCGAGTACCAGAACCTTGATCAGATGCTCGCCGCGCGGAACCTGATCGCGGGCGAAGTCGCTGGGCCGGGCAACACGGCTGCTCGCCGTCGACGCCGGGTCATCATCGGCCGGGTCGGTCGCCTGTGAACTGGATCGATCGCGCCGTTGGCTACGTGAACCCGCTCGCTGGCATGCGCCGGCAGCAGGCTCGCCGGATCCTCGACCGCTCCGAAGCGGCGCGGGCGAATGCAACCGGTCGGAGTCGGCGCTTTGCCAGCGGCAACCGCTTCGCCGACAAGAATTGGGACGTGAACACCGGCAACCCGAACGACGCGCGGCCACGCCGCTACGTCAACCGGCAGGCCGTGCTCCGGCTGGTTGCCGAAAACCCGTTCGCGCGCAAGGCGATGAACGCGCTGCTGAACAGCGTCGTCGGCTGGGGGATCAAGGGTGTCCCTGGAGGCTCGAAAGCACTCAAGTCTGCCTGGGCGGAATGGTGCCGCAGCTGCGACTTCTACGGTCGCTTGGATCTCTATGGCCTGCAGGAGATGTGGGCGCGCTGCATGTTCCGCGATGGCCGGGTGTTCGTCGTAAAGCGCTTCCTGAAGGATGGCGGCGCCACCGGCCTGCGCCTGCAGACGTTCGACCGCGGCATGCTGGCGATCAACAAGGTGGGAGACCGGATCGAGGGTGGCGTCGAGTACGATGCTGACGGTCGGCCCTCACGTTACCACTTCTATCGGTCACGCCCGGGTCAGCGCTGGTGGACTGGCGAAACGGTCGACTTCCCGGCTGCGGACGTGATCGATCTCTTTCACGCCGAATACGTCGGCCAGACCGATGGCGTGTCGATCTACGAAAGCGTGATTAAGCGCTTGGGTGATGTCGAAGAAGGCATCGAGGCTGAGGTCGTAAAGGCCAACATCTCGGCCTGCATGGTCGGCTTTCGTTATCGCCCACCACCGAAGGATGGCGACGACGATCAGACCATCGGCCTCCCAGTAGAAGGTGCCGACAGTGACCGCGCGCCGGTCGAGGAATTCGTGCCCGGCATGATCGAGCAGCTGGAGGACGGTGAGCAGATCACCTTCTCCAATCCGCCGCGCTCTGGCGGCATCGCGGACTTGGCGCATATCGCCCTGCTCGCTTCAGCTGCGGGCATCGGCATCACGTACGAGCAGATGACCGGTGACCTCTCGAACGTGAATTACTCGAGCTATCGCGCTGGACGTCTTGAGTTCAACCGCACCGTCGGCCGCATCCAGTTCCTGACGATGATCCCGGTCTGCCTCGACCGGGTATGGGGCTGGTTCCACGGCTTCGGTGTCGAAGTGGGGCGTTTTCCATCCCGTTCGGTACCGATCACTTGGACGCCGCCGCCTATCGAATCGATCGACCGGCTCGGCGATGCAGAAGCCGACGTCCTCGAAATGGAGGCTGGCCTCGAAAGCCGTCAGAACCTGCTGGCGGGCCGCGGATACGACGAGGACGAGCTGATCGCCCAGGTGAAGGCCGGGCGTGACAAGGCGGCCACCGCCGGCCTCACCTTCAAGGGCGATATCGTAGAAGGTGAGAGTACGCCCGCGACCGACGGCGACCGAAGCATGGCGGCGCTGGCGCGAATGGTCGGCCGGTACATGGAGCGGTCTCGCGCTCGCACCGCCTGACAGGAGTATCATGATGACCGAAGAACAGCCCGCTCGCGGGAACGATGGCGCGCGCTCTCGCCGCACTGAGCCCCCGATGGAGCCTGCCGCTTCGCCGGCACCGCGCACGCCTGAAACGCCGGTCCGCACTCCGGAGCGCCCCGCAGGTGGGCCTCCCGGCATCATGACGCGCGATGCGCCTCCGGGCGTCGACCTCGTCGAGCAGCGTCAGCCGCAGGTTGGCGGCCGTGGCGTGCGTTCGCTGACCGTCACGCCAGATAGCTACGACGCCACCGCGCGCACCGTCCGCGCGGTTCTGTCCGCTGGCTCGCCGGTGCGCCGCTACTACTTCACCGAGGAGCTGGAGATCAGCGCCGATGCGATCGACCTCGGGCGCGTCACTGCCGGCATCTGCCCGCTGCTTGACACCCACAACCAGTACACTGTCGATGCGCAGCTCGGCCGCATCACCGATGTCGCCATCGAAAATGGCCAGCTGATCGGGACGCTACACTTCAATGAGACCGATGCAGGCCGCGCGGTCGAAGCACGCGTCGCTGCCGGCGAACTGCGGGCGATCTCGATCGGCTACCGCGTCACCAAGTGGCAGATCACCGCCACAGACGAAAATGAACACGAGACCTGGCGCGCTGTCGCCTGGGAGTTGCTTGAAGCCAGCCTCGTACCCGTTCCCGCCGATCCGAACGCCGTGGTTCGATCCGCATCAGGGACCACCGCCCACGGAGATCAAGAGGAAGACGAGATGAACCGGAACCTGCCGGGCGGCGGTGTCGCCCACCCCAACGCCAATCGCGGGGCCGCTCCCGCCGCCTCCGATACCACTGTCGTCGTCGAGGCCGATGGCGCGACCCGCGCCGAGCCGAATAGCGCCAACGCGCCCGGGGCGCAGCGCAGCCCGACAGTGCCTGCATCGCGGATCCTGGAACTGTGCGGCCGATCTGACGATCTCGGCTCGGCATTCGCCACCGAGCTGATCCGCGACAGCGAGGCAGGCACGCTGTCGGAAGCAACGATGCAGGAGCGCATCGCCAATCGCCTCATTGATGCGCGGCAGCAGCCCAGCATCGACGCTCGCGCCGCTTCGCACGGAACTGATGAGGCGAGCTACCGCCAGGCTCTCGCAGACGCGGTGACCCTTCGCGCGCACCCTTCCGACGCGCTGGACGACGATCCAAGCCGTCCGGCAGCCCAGCGCGTCGCAGCCGCCCGTGATTTCCGCGGCATGACGCTGATGGAGTTGGCGCGCTTCCACCTCGGTCGTGCCGGCACTGACACCCGCGGCATGGGTCGGCTGGAGATCGCCGGCGCCGCCCTTGGCCTGCAGCGCTTCGGAGCGCTGACCACCAGCGACTTCGCCTACGCGCTGGCCGCAGCCACCAATCGGCGCGTTCGCCAAGCCTTTGCGGCTGCTCCGCAGACTTTCCGCGCGTGGGTCGGCACCGACACTCTGCCGGACTTCAAGCCGACCCAGATCATCGGCCTTGGTGATGCGCCGGCTCTGCTGCTCGTCCCGGAGATGGGTGAGTTCCAGCGCGGCGCCATCAGCGACACCGGGCTGAACTACCGCCTGCAGACCTATGGTCGCGTGATCCCGATCAGCCGCCAGGCGATCGTGAACGACGACAAGGGCCTCTTCGGCCGCATCCCGACGATGTTCGGGCGCAAGGCTGCGGATCTCGAGTCCGATCTGGTCTACGGCACCCTGCTCTCGAACCCGACCATGGGCGACGGAAGGGCGCTGTTCCACGCTGACCACGGCAACCTGGCGGCGTCCGGCAGCGCCATCACCGTCACTTCCGTGGCGGCCGGCGAGACTGCTATGCTTGAACAGAAGAACGACGACGGCGCTGCTCTCAGCATCCGCCCCGAGTTCCTGATCGTCGGGCCCAAGCAGAAGGTGGCTGCGCAGATCTTCCTCACGGCGGTGACTGCAGCCCAGACCTCAAACGTCAACCCGTACCCCGGCAACCTGACGCTCGTCGTCGAGCCGCGCATCACTGGTTACCAGTGGTTCCTGTCGGCATCACCCGATGCGTTCGACACCTTGGTGCTGGCGCACCTCGACGGGCAGGAGGAGCTCTTCACCGAGACGCGCGTGGGCTTCGATGTCGATGGTGTCGAGGAGAAGGCTCGCCTCGATGTCGGCGCCGCCGCTGTCGACTGGCGCGGCCTCTACCGCAATCCCGGTGCTGCCCCGGCCTGAACGATCGGCGTCGCTGCACGGCGGCGCCACTTCGCCGCATTTGCCTCGCGCTAAGCGCCGGGCAGGAGATCTGACATGAAGACCATTCTTTTGCTCGGCACGACCGTGATCGCCGGTGCCGTCCGCTACGCCACCGAAGGGCCCATCCTAGTCCGCAACGACGAAGAGGCCGACCGGCTGGTCGAATTGGGCCTGGCCGTCGAACACGATGAGGACATCGGGGCCAACGACACTGACGAGGGCCCCGACTACGAGCGCGACAACCTCGGCGAACTCGACCTCAAGAAGGCGGACAAGAACCAGCTACTGGTGATCGCCGCCTACGAGAAGGCGGATGTGCCGCAGGGTGACGCCGCCACCAAGGCCGACCTCGTCAAGGCGATTGAGGTCAAGCGCAACGCCCCGGCTTCGTAAGCCCGCGCAGCAGAGGAACCCAGACCATGAAGAACTTCAATCGACCCGCTATCAACCTGCCGGTTATCGCCCCCTACGATGTCAAGAGCGGTGACGGCATGCTCGATGGTGTCGAGTTTTCAGTCGCCGCCAACGATGCTTCTGCTGGAGCATCAGTCACCGGGGTGACCGAAGGTGCGTTCGAGCTCAAGAAGGCGGCCGTCTCGATCACCCGCAAGACCATCGCCTACTGGGACAACACGGCCAAGGTCGTGACCAACGTCTCGAGCGGCAACAGCAAGATCGGCATCTTCCAGGCCGGCGCGCTCAGTGGCGATGCCACCGTCCTTGTTAAGCTGATCGCGTCCATCTGATCGCCGGCAAGCCTCTCCTAGCCGACGTAGCCTGAGGCGGCGCGGTTCGCTGCGCCGCCGCCCTTCCGGAGGAAGCCATGAAGAAGTCGATTGTGCTCAAGGAACGCGCCGATATCGGCGGTGAGGTTCGCCGGCCAGAAGAAGGCCCAATCCTGGTGGCGAAGAAGCTCGCCGATGAGCTTGTCGAACAAGGCAAGGCCAAGTGGAGCGGCGCTGACGCTGAGGCCGACAAGGCCTGATGCCCAACCCTTTCTCGTCCGCCCTCGCTGCGCTGCATAAGTCAGAGCTCGGGGTGGACGCCATCTACACCGCTCCTGCGGGCGACCCGCAGGCTCTGCGCGTGATCCGCTCGCAGGGTAGTGACACAAGCGGCAGCATGATCCTTGATCGCGACGTCGTGTCGATCCGCGCCGCGGATGTAGTGCTGCCGGTGCGTCGTGCGCAGATCCAGCTGCTCGGCAGCATCGCAGTCGCAGACGAGATCCACGACGATCCCGTATTCCTCATCAAGCAGGACCCGATGCTCGACGAAGAGGGTTTGTCCTGGTCCTGCGCAATCGAACTCGCCTGATGCTGCGCCCCTCAGTCGCGATGCCTGACATCGACAAGGCATTCGACGCGCCTCTGGATGACGTTGCCGAGGCGCTGACCACCTCGATGCGCGAGGCGACGATCGAAACTAAGCAGGCCTGGCGCAACCAGATCACTGCGGCTGGCCTAGGTGGTCGCCTCGCCAATACGATCCGGTCCGAGGTCTACCCCAAGGGCCGCAACGCGCTGAACCCGGCCGGGTACCTCTACACCAAGGCGCCCAAGATCATCGCCGCATTCGCTACGGGCGCGACCATCCGCCCGGTGAACGGCGCCAAGTACCTCTGGATCCCGACCAAGAACGTGCCTCGCAAGCCCGGCCGAGGTCGGGGACGCATGTCGCCGGAAGAGGTGGAGCTACATTTCAACGCTGAGTTCCGCATAGTCAAAGGCGACGCGGGAGAATTGCTTGCCCTGCTTCCTGTCGTCGGCGCGCGGAGCGGAAGGGGGCATCGCCAAGCCACCAAGGGCCGTCTCGCCCAAGGCAGGAAGACCAAGGACGTGCTGATGTTCACCCTTCGACGTACGGTTCGCCTGCGCAAGCGGCTCGACCTGCAGGAACTGGCCGACCTCGGCGGCAATTCATTTGCTCTCGGCGCCGCTGCCCGACTTGGCCGCTGATGTCGCGCCGACTCGACGTGCTGAAAGCGATCAAGCAGATGATCGCGGTTGCTCTGCCAAATGCCGATGTGATCGGGCTCGACAACGACGATGCCATTCCAACCCGGCCGACCCCTGGCGGCCGCGTGATCGTCCGCTCAGGCGACCCGGGCGAGCCTGAGGTCGACCTTTGCCCTCTGACGTATAACTTCGAACACGAGATCCCGCTCGAACTGACCGGCTGGGACGCAGGCAATAAGACGAGCGAAGAAGTTCTCGATGAAATGATGGTGCCGATCGGCGACGCCATCGAACAAGACCGCACCCTTGGTGGGCTGTGTATCTGGATGGAAGCGCGCTCGCCACTCACCGACGACGTGTTCCTTGAAGGCGCAACCCCTGCCGACCGCGCCGACCTCGTGATTGTCGCGACGTACGCGACGACTAATCCACTGACCTGATCCACTGAGGAGTTGCCGTTATGGGTAGAGCGCTGGGCGCCAACGCCAAGGCCGTTGCCGTATTCGAGACCACGCCTGGCACCGTGCCCGGGAGTGGAGCTGCCTGGGGCAAGATCCCGTTTGTCAGCCACTCGCTCGGCGAGGAACGTGGCCTGCTACCGAGTGACCTGCTCGGCCAGGGTCGTGAAATGCTGGACCCGGTATCCGACGTGGCCAACAACGATGGCGATTTCGTCGTGCCAGTCGACGTGCGCAACTTCGGCAAGTGGCTGAAGCTGTTCATGGGTGCGCCGGCGACGACCGGCGCCGCCGGCGCATTCACGCATGTCTTCACGTCGGGCGGCGCTGCCCTGCCTTCGATGTCGATCGAGATCGGCGCGCCGGAAGTCCCTGCATTCAGCGTACATCGCGGCGTGCGCGGCAACCAGATGCGCATTCCGATGCAGCGATCTGGCCTGCTCAATGCCACGCTCAGCATGATCGCGATCGGCGAAACTGATCCTGTTGCCGCGACCGTAGGTGCAGCGTCGCCGACGGAGATGGCGGTGCTGCGTTTCCCCCAGGCTGTTGGCTACGTGAAGAAGGATGGTGTCGCGCTCGGCAGCGTCGTCTCTGCTGGCCTCACCTTCTCCAATGATCTCGAGAAGATCGAGACCATTCAGCCCGACGGCCGCATCGAGGACAGCGACCCCGGCCAAGCCATGATGTCGGGCGACATCGTCGTGCGGTTCAAGGACACCCTGCTGCTCGATGCCGCCTCGACCTCGCCGCCCACGCCGGTCGCGTTGGAGTTCGGGTGGGCGCTTGGCGCCTACTCACTCATCTTCAGTTTGCCACGGGTATTCCTGCCGCGCCCGAAGCGCCCGATCACCGGTCCCAAAGGCATCCAGGCCACCTTCAACTGGCAGGGCTCGGGCGCGCTGGGCCACGTGCTCACGGCGACGCTTTCGAACGACGTGACCTCGTACTGATGTTCAAGATCAGCAAGCGCGAGCCAGAGTGGCGGGAGATCCTGCCTGGCGTGAGGGTCGAGTTCGAGCCGATCACCATCAAGGCGGTGCGCGCGGCGCGCAAGGCCGCAGCCACGGCGCTCGGGGTCGATCCCGACGACATTGAGGAGGCCGGAGACCAGCTTACCCGCGAGCTCCTACGCCGCGGTATTCGCGCATGGGATGGCGTTGGCGACGAAGAGGGAGAGCAATTGCCGCTTTCCTCTGAAACTCTCGACATGGCGCTGGAAGATCCGACATTCTTCCAGGCTGCCGACCAAGCCTACGTGCATCCGTACATCATGCGGAATGCGGAAAAAAACGGCTCATCCGCCTCGCCGAATGGCACTGGAGAGGCGGGGACGCAGGCGAAAGGTACTGCCACCTCAACTGCGGCTACCCGGAAGGCGGCCGCTGCGCGCCGGACCCCGAAGCGGGGGAAGAAGGTTGCCCCTATCTCGAAAACGAGCCGTGCACCGAAGCGGGCGAAGAAGTCTGGAGTGTCCTCCAGCATTGCGGCGGACAGCTGAGGGTTGGTGGGATGGGCCAGCCCTTCGCGCTCGATTTCGGCGCGGTGATGCTGGTCGGCATGGCGGCCGATGTAGACCTGGCTCTGCTGCAGGAAGTGCTGCCGGCTGTCGAGAGCGCGATCCTTCTGGGATCTGATGATGAGGGAGGTGACGCGTAATGGCCAATGCTGTCGCCATCCGCATCGGCACAACCGGCAAGACGGAGGTCAAGAACGACTTCGGCGAGATCAAGACGGCTGGAACCGGCGCCATGCAGTCAATCGCCGAGGGCGCCAGGAAGGCCGGGGACATCGGCGAACAGCAGGCGCAGCGCCTTGCCGCCAGCTACGAGCGCGCTACCGAGGACATGCTCGCCGCCGATCGCCGCCGCGCGGCCGCGGCGCAAAAACTGGCGGCTGTCACTCCTCAGTCGAGTGTTCAGCAGGTCATCGCGGTCAACACGGGTACTGGGTTCAACGACAACACAAAGTCGGCGCGCGAATCCGCAATCATCATGGCGCAGCTCATCGACGAGCAGGAGCGCTACACTGCCCGTGTCAACCAGTTCCGCGCAGCGATCGATCCAGCGTTCGCGGCGCAGCAGCGCTTTGACAACGAAATGGCGGAGGCGCGTACGCTGATCGCCAGCGGCGGCATCTCGCTTGACCAGTACTGCCAGAAGCTCCGCTTGGAGACGGCGCTGCTCGAGGAGACCGCGACCGCGCAGAACCGCGCTGGCGCGGGTGCCGGCGCTCATCGCGCGGCCATGCAGGGCCTGTCCTATCAGGTGCAGGACACGTTCACCCAGCTGAGCATGGGCGCGAACGTGTTCCAGGTTCTCGCCATCCAGGGCGGCCAGGCTGCCGGGCAGTTCGCCAACCTGGAAGGCAAGGCGGGCCGGGTCGCAAGCTTCTTCATCGGGCCCTGGGGCCTTGCGATCACCGGCGCCTTGCTGTTGTTCGGCCCCTTCGTCACCAAGTTGCTCGAGGGCAATGATGCGCTCGACGACTCCATTCAGAAATTGAAGGAGGAGGCGGCCGCGACGGATGTGTCTACCCGCGCAAAGGCTGCCTACAACGCCACTCTCGACGGCCAGATCGCGCGCCAAAAGGAGATGACGGCGCAGCTTGACCGCCAGCTCAAGAGTCAGCGTGAGGTTAACCAGGAGGCGCTGATCAGCCGGCAGAACGATGCTGACGATGCTCGAAAGTCGGAGGCAAAAGCAAACGCAGCCGTCACTGCGGCAGAGAAGAAGCTGGCTAAGATCAGCGAAGGCATGCGCAATATGCCGCTCGGCGCTGACGACGGGTACGCCGCCAGCATCGCTGCCGCAGCGGCGAAAGCCGAGAAGGATCTCGCGAGAGCACGTACCGACCTTACGCGAGCCCAGAAGTTGGTGGCTGACACGAAGCTCGATGCCGCCAAGGCCATGATCCCGCTTGCCCGGGATGGCGCTACCGCAGCGAGCGATCCGACGGCCAGGATCAACCGAGCGGCGGAGGATGCTGCTCGTGCTGCCGAAAAACGGGCCGTCGCGGAGGGCTGGACCCAGAAGTACCTGGAAGGCCAACTAACGGCAATCGAGCGGCAGAAGCAGGTAAAACTGGCTGAAGTACAGGCATCGAGCCGGTCCGCCAGTAGCTCCGGTCAGGCGAACCTGGGCGACATGGTGGCGCTCGTGAAGCAGCTGTTCCCGGGTGCGCGCATTACCTCGACCAACGGCGGCAAGCACACCAGCGGCTCAGACCACTACGCGGATCGCGCAATCGACTTCGTTCCGGCCGGGGGCATGGGACGTTACACCACCGATGAAGTGGAAAGCATCCTGCGCGACGCGGGCGTCGACATTCGGCGGGGCCGCGGCGGTAAAGAGCAGATGTTTGGGCCTGGCCGCTCGGCCAGCAAGCCCGGCGACCATGATGACCACTTCCACTTCGCGTGGCAGGGCTCCGCCTCTCCCGAGGCTGCCGAAAGGAGGCGCGCCGCCGCCGCCGAGAAAGCCGAACGCGAACGCGACCAGGCTGCACGGCGTGTTGCGGCTCTGGCTGGCATGTCCGCCGATCTCGACGACGCCATTCTGAACGCCAAGCGGTCGGCCATCACCGATGGCGCGGCTTTAGCGCAGTTCGCCAAGGATCAGGTTAGGATCGAAGGCGACAAGTACGCCGCATCGCTCGCATCCAAGGTCGAGACCGAGGACATCACGGCCGCGCAACGTGACGAGCTGATGAAGAAGCGGGCTGTGCTCGATGGTCTCAAGGTCCAGCAGATCGATACCGACGAGGCAGCGCGCAAGGCCGTCGAGGCACTCACCCTCCAGTCCGCCGCAAACGACAATCAGCGTGATCTCCTGAACGGGCATCTCAGCCTGGCCACCACGACACGGGAGCGCCTGCCGCTCGCGATGAGCCTGCTTGGCCTCGATCAGGCTGAGGAACGCTTGCGCCTGCAGGCGATCATTGATCGAGAGAAGATCGGCAAGGCGACCGCTGCGGAGGCTGACGCCGCGCGCACCCGCCTCGGTCAGCTAGACCAAATCTATGGCGCGCGCGCGCAGGCGACTGCTCGCGAGAACGAAAGCCCGATGCAGGCGTACCTGCGCGACATCAGCACCACCGGCGCCCAGATGAACGAGCAGCTGGAGAGCGTCGGTGTGAACGGGTTGCGGTCCTTCACGGAAGAGCTGTCCGACGCGATCGTTAACTTCGAGTCGCTAGGCAATGTCGCAAAGCATGTCCTGGCGGAGATCGCGGCCGATCTGATCAAGATGCAGCTTCGCAAGGGCATCGCTGGACTAGTCACAGGGGCGCTCGGCGCGCTTGGCGGCGCCGCCAAGCTCAGCGGCGTGAACTTTGGTGCGATAGCGGATGCCGCGAACAGCGTCAGCCCTACGATCTTGGGCCATGCATCCGGGACAGAGTACTTCTCCGGCGGTACCGCGCTCGTGGGTGAGCAGGGGCGCGAACTAGTCGAGCTTCCTGCCGGCAGTAAGATACACAATGCCAGCGCGACCAGGCGGATGCTCGCGAACGATAATGGGCCGAGCTTCCATATGCCGATCACGATCGACGCTCGTGGCGCCGATGCAGCCGGTCTTGCGCGAGTGCAAGCGCAGCTTGCGCAGATGGAGCGCGAAATGCCCGAGCGCGCGATCGCGGCGGTGCAGGAATATCGCGAGCGCAACCATCTGGATCGGGGTCGTGCGGCGTGACGATCACCTTCCCGCGGCAATTGCCCGCCAGCTTCGCGTCGCAGCAGAGCTTCGACCTGATGCGCGTAGACTACGAATCTCCGGAGGCGGGCGGGCGCACCGGCGCGGTGCAGGCAGGCTTTCCCCGCTGGCTTGCCAGCTGGACCGTCGCACGAACCTCGCACGTGAAATCGGACGAGGTCGAAGCTTTCGTCACATCCATGCGTGGGAGGCAGAGGGTGCTCATGGCAGGCGATGTTCGTCGCCCCTATCCTCTCGCCCATATCCAGGGGTTTCGCCGCATGACGGTCGGCAGCGCTCCTTTCACCGGGGCATGCGGCGGCTGGTCGCAGACGATCGATGATGCGGGCAATGCGATGCTCACGCTGACGGGCGTCCCGGCCGGGCTTCGATTGTCGTGGATCGACTATGTGGGCTTCCGATGGACTGCGGCAGGGTCACCGGCCGGGGCCAACGATCGGCGCGCGCTCGTGCGCGTGGTGGAGCCAGGCAAGGCCAATCCGGCCGGTGTCATCGTCGTGGCGGTCGAGCCTGCGCTGCCGCTGTGGATACCGGCGGGCGCTGTTGCCCACCTCGATAAACCCATGTGCCTGATGCGCCTGACCCAGGAAACCAAGATTGCTCCGGTGGACCGCAAACAGCGCATCACCGGGTCGGTCATATCTGCCGGGAGCCTGCTGCTGCCATGAAGATCTATACGCCGGCAGCCCTCGCAGCCATTGAACGGGGCGAAGCCGTCACAACCTATGCTGCCGCCATCCTGTGCGATCCGCCGGTGCGGGTATGGCGGGGCTATGGGCCACAGGAAATCGCGGGCGAGCAATTCGACGGCATCGGTGATCAGGGCATCGTCGAGTCAGTCGGCGGTGCCTTGGGTGGCGGCGAGCAGAACATCACCCTAACCCTGTCGGGTGTCGAGCCAGCGGTCCTTGCCGCCTTCGATGCCGCCTCGCTGCGCCGAGCGCCGTGCATTGTCTATGAGTTGATCTTCGATGGCAGCGGTACTCTGCTGCTCGACACGCAGGTGATCCAGCGCGGATCGCTCGACCAGGTGCCGGTAGAGGACACACCTGGCGGCACTGCCACGATCAAAGCCTTGGTCGAGACCGCCGCTCGCGGCTTGGGGCGTCGAGGCGGTCGTATGCGAACTGACACCGATCAGCGACTAATCAAGGCGAGCGATGGAGGGTTCAAGGCAATTGCCTACGCCGGGCAGAAGAACCTGTACTGGGGTGGCAAGCGTCCTGCGACCGCCGGCAGTGCGCTGGGCGCGCAACGCGCTGCCGCCAACTACAGGCTGCCAAGCTTCTGACCGTCATAGGCATTGTTGAACAAGTTTAGCGGTGTGGGTGTTCTTGCCCCACATTGAATTGATCTCATGAACTGTAACTTGTCGGTCGGCACCGCGGTCGATGATATCGACAACCCAAAGAACATAGCCGCGTAGATCAAAGGTGTACGTGCCACCGTTTGCCTTCGGCAGATAAGATGGTGTTTGGCCCTTATCAGTCACCGCCGCAAAGCAAGTCTGAAATTCAGCAAGGCTTTTCGTTGTTAAGCCTGTGAAGCTTGGAGGATCGTCGCGGCGGTTAGCCACTGTTGAGCAGCTACTCAGCAGTAACGCCGCGGCCAAGCATGCAACGAGCCGCTTCACATCCATCTCCACCAAGGACATCGGCAAATGCACCGACGATCTCAAGTGTATGCGTGATTACATCGCGCTGCACGCGTTTATCTCGCAGCGCAGCGCCATGCCCTTCGCATGGGGGTACAACCGGAACGACTGTGTCAGCTTCGCCGCAGCAGCCGTGCTAGCGGCGACCGGGCGCGAAATCGGCTTTGGCGGTGCTCGCTGGCACACAGCTTCCGGTGCGGCGCGCGTGCTGAAGCGTCTCGGCGGGTTGCAGGCGGCGGTGGATCGAGAGCTCACTCGTGTAGCAGTGCCTTTCGCGCAACGCGGAGACGTGGTCGCGGTCGTAGGCGCGCGGGGACTGCTGCTCGCCGTGGTTGAGGGTGACACGGTCGCGGGGCCAGGCCCGCTCGGCATCATGCGTCTGCCGCGTACTGCGTCGCTCATCGCTTGGGGCGCCGAATGATCAGGCGCCGCCTTCTTGGCTTAGCTCTGGGCTGCACGGCCCTCTGCACAGCCACCGCTGCGAAAGCCGACCCGATCTCCGCGGCGATAGTTGCGGGCATCGGTCTTACCGGAACGGCCGCGACGATTGCGACGGCGGTGATCACCCTGGCGTTGACGACAGTGGGTTCCATGGTCGCCACCAAGTTACTCACGCCCGGGCAGAAGGCACAGGACCGTCAGGCCTCGATCACCACTATCACCATAGGCGAAGGACCGCGCGAGGCGCTGTTTGGCGAAGTCGCCACTGCGGGATCGCTGTCGGATGCGTTCAATTATGGGGGCACCGACGGTACCGATTGGGAAGTCATGATCGTCGTGATCGCGGATCATCGCTGCCACTCCCTCACTGGCTTCTATGTCGGCGATGCTTACGTATCGTTCACGGGGAGCGGTGTGGTTGCCGGCTACAACGGGCAGCTGGAGGTCTATTGGCTTGATGGCACAGCGGACCAGGTGATGCCCTCGGTAGTCACCACCCATGGCGGCTGGGACGCTGACAGTAATCTCGCCGGATGCGCCGCCGTGGTGGTCGCGTACAAGGCAGACAGCCCAAAAGCGAAGAATCCGATCTGGACGGCCGGTCGGCCGCAGTTCCTGTGGGTCGTGAAAGGGAAGTATTGTTACATCCCGCGGCTGGACAGCACCGTTCCGGGCGGCAGTGGGCCGCACCGCTGGAACGATCCCTCCACTTGGCAGTGGACCGACAACGTCATCGATTGCCGCTACAATTGGATGCGCGGGGTCTTCGCGTGCGACAGGGTCGACCAACCAGGCATGCTGCTGGTCGGGCGCGGCCTTTCCGCGATAGAAGCGCCGCCATCGCGCACGATCGCTGCAGCGAACCTCTGCGATGAAGCAGTGGCCCTCAAGGCGGGCGGGACTGAAAAGCGCTATCGGTTCAATGCGGTGGTCCGCGCCGACGAGGAGTTCATCGCGACCGAAGAGATGTTCGCGGCCGCCTGCGCTGGCGTGATCGTCCAGCGCGAGGGTGGCGTGGAAATCGAGCCTGGCGCGGCGCGCAGCGTGGTCGCCGAGTTCACCGATGATGACCTGATCATCGGCGAGAAGGTCACCGTCAACCGGTTTAAGGGTGATGCGCAGCGGGTCAACAGCGTGGTGCCTCGCTACGTCGAGCCGAGCCAGAAGTGGGCGGACCATGCAGCCCCAATCCGCCGCGTTCTGGCCGACATCGCCGAGGACGGGCGGCCGCGCGAACAGCCGCTGACCTTGTCTGGTGTGACGTCAGGGACGCAGGCGCAGCGCTGCGGTGAGATCACGCGGCGACTTGCCCGGCTGGAACGTAGCGGCGGCTTCACCGTTGGACCGCGCTGGGCAGCGATCGAGGATGGCGACTGGATCGGCTGGACGTCGGCCCGGCACTTCAAGGGTGAGCGTAAAGTCTTCCGCGTTAATCGGTGGTCGCGTCCGGCCAATTGGCGCAACACCGTCGCGTTCGACGAGATCTCGGCCGAGTGCTACGACTGGAACGCCGCGATCGACGAGCTGGTCGACACGTCGGTCGCCGAACAGCAGGCTCCGCCGCCAGCTAATGCGGATCCGGACGCCGGTGATTGGATGCTGACAGCGATCACACTCTCGGCCGATGCGCGGCCGGCATTGCACATTGAGGGCGGCACGGGCGACGCCTCGGTACTCGCCGTGTTGATCGAGTACCGGGTCGACGACGGCACAGATCCCGATCTTGCAACTAACTGGCTATCAAGCGGCGGGTCGAGCGGCGATGTCGCCGCGGTGGTGCAGGACATTCCGGGCGTATTGCTCGGCACCCCGTATCTTATCTCAGTGCGTTATATCTTCTTAGGCGGCGGCCTCTCCGACCGGCTGATCTTGGGGCCGGTCACCACTTCCAACGTTGACACTCCCGTCCCCACCGCTGTCATTTCCTCAGCAGAGGGCGGCGCAGGCGAGGCGAGCATAACCGTGCAGGCACCCCCGATCGCCGGCTGGACCGACTTAATCATCCGGCGCGGTACGAGCACGATTTACAGCGCCTCTGTCATTGTCGGCGATCCGTTCGTGCCGGGCCTCTACCAGACCGTGGTTTTTATCGATGATGGCCTCGCCGCCGGCCCATATCGGTGGTGGGTTGAGGTCCGAGATGCCGCCGGCACAGAGATCAGCCACAGCGGCCCAGTGACGGCGACGGTGACCTGATGAAGATCTTGAACGCCACAACGGCGCGGCACCTTGCCGGTAAGGTCGTCGCCGAACCTGATCTCACCCACGTGCCTGTCCCGATGGTCACTCCGAGAGCTAAAGGAGCATTGTCGCTATGCTTTTGATTATCCGCTTCTCGGCGGGGGCGTTCGCGTGACCGTATATCGCCGCTCGGCCGATTGGAGCGTTGGCTATTACTCGGCGCTGCGGATGGATACGCGAGTGCCTGACTACACTGGCTGGACCTTCGCAGCGACCCTGGCAAAGCACATTGGCGATCCTGATGGCATCGCTCTTGGCATGGCGGCAAATAGCTCCGCTCAGGGCTTTTTTGTGAAGGACGGTCCAGCGCAGCTTTTGACGCTACGCATCCTGCCGGAGACGCTGCAGGCCTATCCCGATGCCAGCGGTCAATTTGAGCTCTTCGCCAATGTGCTTGCGACACCCCCAGGCGGAGCCCGTCTCAAGGTCTTCGACCTCATCCTAACCGTTGTTCGGGGGCCGACGCCATGAGCGAGATATACAGTGACGCTGAGTTTCTGGTCGACTTTCCTGGCCCTCCCGGCGAAAGTCAGGCCGACATCCTGCGTCGCACGGGCCAATTCGGCGTGTTGCCGACTGACAGCGATGCAGATGTCATGGCTAAGCTGGCTGCGGTCCCTGCTGCCGTGTTCACTTCTGCGCATCGCTTCGGCACCCTTGCCGATCGCGAGGCGATCCCCCTCGCCGATCGCAAGCGAGGCCTGCGCGTCCTGGTCACTGTCAACGGTGATGGTAACCCGGTCTGGCGCGAGTTCGAATGGCGGTTGGCGGGCGACCCGAGCGGCCCACTTGCGACCGGCGCGCCCCGCGCGTCCGACGGATGGGAGGGGCTCTACACCGAGTCTGAGCGCAAGAACCTCGGCATCGGTTTTTTCAACCAGCTGGACCAATCGCAGATCAAGGGCGTGGCGGACTTCACGTCGCTGGCAGAGGACCTGGAAAAATTGGACGAAGCGACCCGCGTGGAGATCACCGATCTTCAGGCCCGAACCATCACGAGCGGCGCAAACCCGGTTGTTGAGGTGGACGCCAGCCTGACCGGCGTGGCTCCTGAAAGTCTTTCCGTCAGCTGGGCCGGGTTCAAGGTTGCGATCGACAAGCTGCCCTGGCGGACCAAGGACCAGGCCGCGCTGAAAGACTTCTTCGTCCCCGGCAACAGCATCGATGACGCCACCGACGGGCCGATGTGGCATACGATCCTGGCAGCGCGCAAAGGCGTAACCTCGCGCTTCACGGCGCGCTATTCCTCGGATCAGCATCAGCTCTACCGCGCGGGCCTGATGCAGCTGGTCCTGACGATCCAGGGTGGCACCCTGCCCGTTGGCGGGACTTCGGCCGAGATCACCGCGATCAACGGCAATACGCCGATCGATTTCAATGCGCCCTACGCATTCCTGAGCACCGGGGATGCGAGCCTGACCACAGGCGTTACGATGACGGGCGTCATCATCGATGGAGCGAACTCGCGGCATGGCACTGCCGCTGCACCGAACGCAGCCAGCGCGGCCTACACCTTCACGCAGGATGCGGGGCAGCCCGCCCTAACACTCACCGGTCCTGTGCTGTTCGTGCCCGATATCGCGAAATACCCAGCCATCTCCGACAACTTCTGCGGCATCGGGCAGAACATCTTCTACAGCGGTGTGCCCAACTTCTTCGGCGATCACACCAATCCCGAAGCGTACGCGATAATCGATCGCTTCGCGGCGGCGGCGGACGGCAACCGGTTCCTGATCCGCGATGTGCTTCCGGACGCCTCCTGGCCGGGAGATGGTACGCCGGCCACGCCGATCGACGGGGTGGACTACAAGAACCACCAGTTCGCAGCGATGGAAGCGTTCAACGCGCGCAACGAGCAGCGCCATCCCGGCTCGCGTGCGCGTACCCTGCCCAAGCCCGGCTATCCCAACGGCATGACGCTGCTGCAGTACCTGCAGACGCGTGGAGATGGTTCGGCCAACGACAATGCCGACATCGCAGCAGGGCTCGTCCCGCGCAGCCTGCGCAAGGACAGCCTTCACCCGAACCTTGCCGGTCAAACCGCGATGGCGGACTTCTTCGAGGAGGCGATGCAGGCCCAGGCCCTCGCGCCTGCCGTCACCGCCGACACGTTCTTCACTCTCTCGGCCGTGGGCATTCTCCCGCGCACCGGAGAGGCGACCAGCGCCAGTGATACCGTGCGGGTCCAGACCGGGGCTGAGGCCCTGCTCGACGCCCGCCTGGACGCGCTCGAATACGGTTCGGGCCTGCAGATCACGTCGTTTACCGTCACACCCTCAACCATTGAGGCAGGTGGCGGCGCCAACATCGCCATTGCCGGGGCAATCAGCGGGACGGTGACCAGTTTCTCGGTTGCGGATAGCGCGGGCGGCACGATCGCGACTAGCGGTCCGGCCAGCGGCTTCACCGGCACCAAGAACGGCGTGAACAGTGCGCGCACCCTGACGCTGACCGCGCAGAACACTGGCGCGCCTGGCGGCACCGATACCAAGACTAGGACGGCCACCGTCGCTTTTGCCAACAAGGGCCATGCCGGCACGATCAACAAGGCGAGCGGCATCACCAGCGCCGAGGTGAACGGCATGTCGCAATCGTGGTTCGCGACGGTGGTGGCGCGCACGCTGACCTTCACGACCACGGCTGATGGGCGGCTCTGGTATTCGCAGCCCGCGAGCCAGCCTGATCCCAGCGCCTTCAAGATCGGTGGCCTGACGATCTCGCCCGACAAGTTCACCCGCGATCACGTCACAGCGACGGGCCAGACCGTCTCCTATCGCGACTTCCTGCTGAGCGGCGTCGTGCCCGCCGGTACCGCCATCACGCTTGAGGTGATTGCCTGATGCCTACGACTGATATCTATGCGAAACTGCATTCGGCTACTGGCGAGAAGCTGCTTGATGCCGCACTTGTCGAGGAGTCCGAGGACAGGCGATTTACGACTGTCGATCAGCGCAAAATACTCGACCTTACCGACAATACGACGCAGCGTTTCGCTTTCGGCAAGAAGGTGGTCGCGGGCGGTCTGGATGGCACCGGTCGCGCAGCTTGGTTCACCACAGAAGATGGATACCACTATGCCAAGTTCGCAATCCGCATCGGAGCGGCTGCAAATGGGCTTACTTGGTCTCGCAGGGCGGACGGGTTCTTCGAGCTTTCACTGGGCTCGACCAATGGCGTCCTCCCCATAGGCCCTGAAGGTGACGGACTCTCTAGCGAAGTCCTACAATTCATAGGAGGCAAGCGCGTTGTCAGAGCAGTCGCCGACCAAGCCAACCGCATTTCGCACGCTGTAACCACCGACGGTTACCTGCGGGGTAAGCTTGGCGTCGTACTTAGCGTGGCGAACGGCTTGGCATGGAAGCTGCGGCCAGATGGCCTGACTACTCTGGCGCTTGGCAGTGTAGAAGGAGAATTGCCGCTCGGTGCGGCCGGAGACGTCATCGACACAAAGATGCAGCGCTACCATCGCGGCAGGGCGGTCGCTTGGGGCACGGCGGACACATCACTTCGCGGGGGCCTCATCCAGTATGTTGATGGATCCCTTTGGGCTAAGGCGTTCCGCTCGCCCTCGATCGCTCCGACTGAAGCATCGCTCGACTTTGCCGATCACATCGTCTGCACACAGGTGGTTGGCGAAGGCTCACAGCTGTTCGCTTTTGCGAAAGCTTCTGGCGCTCGCAAGCAGCTCACGTCTGTCGGAAGCAATAGTTCGATGTCGCGTAGCGTTGATGGCACGAAGGTGATCTATTCGACCGACCGGCATGGCGCGTCGATCCCTTATTACCAGTTCGTCGGCGAGTGGATCGAGCACCCGGTCATGCCTCGGCGAGCGTTCGTTGCAGCTGGCGACAGTTTGACCGCTGCCACTGGGGCAACCAACCCCGTCACGGACGCGCCGGTGGCAATCGTCGGCGCGCACTTCGGCCTGCCGTTCGTCAACCTGGGACAGCCTGGTGCGACAGCCGAGGGAGAAGCCGCCTTCATCGGTGCCGTGGACCCGCTAGTCACGTTTGCCAGCAACCAGATCGTCAGCGGGTCCAACACGATCACATCGCTGTCCATACCTTTCCTCTCGCGCAACTTCGGCACTGGCACGCTGACGCAGAAGCGGACCATCGCTGGCATCGTTGGAACGGTGACAAAGACCGGCGGCACCGCTCCTGATTGGAGGGGAAGCTATGTTTTCACACCTGACGCCGGGCAGACCTTGCCAGCAGCGTGCCCGGCCGGCTCTCCTGCCCTGCTCGCCGACAACACGAACGACGAGCTCATCGCGATCATTCGCGTAGGTCGCAATACGATCAACGGGGTAGCCTTCGATGCTCCTGGTTGGAGCGATGACGCCTTTCTGCGCACACAGCAGATCGTCGCGTGGCACAAACCGCTGGTGAAGCACTTCGTCGTCCTCCCGGTGCCGAACGGGAACTACGCATCAGAGTACCAAGGTGCATCCGGGTACAACGCGTTGATGGCGCACAACGCACGCCTCGCTGCGGCATGGCCGGACAATTACTTCGACGATCGCGCAATTCTTGTCGCCGCGTACGACCCGGGTAATGCTCAGGACGTGATCGATCACGGCCGCGACGTGCCCCCGTCTTCACTGCGCTCCGACAACATTCACTACAACACGGCCGGATATGCCGTGCTTGGTGCCGCTCACTGGGCCTTCGTTGAAGCGAAGGGCTGGCTCACCAATCCGCTACTCGCACCTTACGCCTGAAGGAGATTTTCCATGGCTGTGTCGATCATCGATCGCCTGTCTACCAACTTCACCGACGCCACCCTGCCAAAGCTTTACCGCGACATCGTGCTTAACCCAGGCTCGATGTACCTGTTCGACTTTCTAAGCAGCTATTCTAATCCGAACGCCGATGGCAACCTCGCCCCCGGCGCGACCTTCAAGAACATGGTCGACGGGGCCGCAGATGCTGTTCTCATCGGAAGTTCGGCCACAATCGTCAACTTGCCTGGCAGGGCAGGCATATCAATGCCGGGGGTCGGCGGCGGCGCGCCCACAACCTCGATCGAACTGGGTGGGGCTGGCGCATTCAGCCTTCATGCCTCCAATCATGATTTCCTTGAGTTTGCGTGGATCAAAACGCCATCGGCGGGCTTCGTCACCGGCTACCCGCAAATCTTGGTCAACGGCGTCTTTGGCAACGAGGGCAATGATCAGATATCCATCACCACGCATTCAGACGGAAAAACGCCGAGGATCTCGATTGCGAATGCTGCGGGGGTCGCCAACACTCTGAGCGGGTCAAGCGGCCAAGGTCTCGGTGCGCCGACACAAGTCGGCATGGCTCGCATTGGCAGCGCGCTGCGCTTGTACATCAATGGTGCACTGGTCAGCTCCGGATCGGGTCCGGCGACACTGTACGACACTTCCGCGCAGAAGACGAAGCTGGGCGCGGGCTACAAGGGCACTGTGTACCGTGTGGGCAAGGAAGACCTGACTGTCTCAGCTGCTGCATCCGGGCTCTCCCTTGTCGCACAGGCGGACGCAGTGATGGCGGCGGATTATGCAACCAACGCGCCCCGGTTCACCTGAATCAGCTTGCGGCTTTGATCGCCTAACACCTCTCAACCAAGGAGACTGACATGGCAAAGCCCCTGACGGGTGCCGCATGATCATCACGATCCTCGCCGACGCCGCCACAAGCCTCGCCGCCAGGTCGGTAGCATCAGGACCGCCCTCGATGTTCCCGCGCGCCTTCAACGATGATGTCTCGCTCTTCATGTTCAACCTGTTCGGTATGACGGCCATGACGTTCCTGGGCGCGATGATGGCAGGCAAGCAGGCGCGGCGGGTGTGGATCCAGCGGTTCCACGATCACCCCAAAGACCCGGTGACGATCTACCGCGCGATCCTATTCCTTGCCGCTACCGGCATTTGCCTGCGCTGCGGGGCGGAGGCGCTGAACCTGTGGGGCTGGAACCAGGACGATCCCGTGACCACGGCCCGCGTCATTATGGCAAAGCGCTGGATCGATCCGATCGCGCTGGGCTGCGGTATCGTATGGATGACGCTGGCCATCCTGGGTGAGCCTGGCCTCGAGCATCAGCTGCGCAAGGCCCCGCTACCCGTCGACATGTGGAGCCGCTGGCCTGAGCTGCTGCGCGCAATCATCGTCGTTGTTCTGAGCTTCTTCGCTGCACTGGCAGCCGTATGCCTCCGGTGAGGCCATTTGCGGTAGTGGGGGCCGCCGCTATGGGCAGTTTTGCAGCACGTGAGCCGGTCGTGTGGTGGATCGCGGGCTATCCGTTCGTCGCCGGGCCGATGGTCGTGTGCATCATGGCCGTCATCATCACACGCGTGGTGATCGGCCTGCAGGCGCATACCAAGGGCCAGTGGGCCCTGGATATAGCGATCAGCGCTCTTTGCCTGCTCGTCTCGGTTCTGTGGGTCCAGGCGCACCAGCTGGACCTGCTCAAGGCCGGCATCACCGGCATCGGCATCGGCGCGACCGGCGCGGGCATCATCGGCTTCGCCAAGTCGGCGGTGATGGGTCGGGTCAAGGCGGGGTTTGACGCCTTCATGGGCACCGGCAGCAAGCCCTGAGGGGCGCTATCTGAAAGGACTATCATGAAACCTGCCACCTTCGCGCCGTGGTATGCTGCACTGTATCCGCAGTTTGCCGAGATCGCCCGGGCCCACGGCTATGCGCTGGCGGTGCATGGCTCAATGCAGCGAGACTTTGATGTCGTAGCAATTCCTTGGGCGAAGCAAGTTTCGGAACCGCGTGCAGTAATCGATAACGTGCTTTCCGAATTTGCTGTCGAGGAAATAGGGCAGCCTGAGACAAATAATCACGGGCGGATCGCCTTCACGCTCGGCATCGGCTTCGGCGACTGCTTCGCGGACTGGTCGTTCATGCCCGCCTCGGCAATCGCTGGCCACTAATCTCCCGCGAACTGAAAGGATCAGTCATGGACATCAAGCAGCTGCAGCGCCGCATCGGCGCTGGGGACGATGGCGTATTCGGCCGGGCGAGCAAGGCCGCGCTCTTTGCCGGCTTCACCAACTTCCAGGCCAATGCCCTCACCGATCGCGATCTGATGGAGGCCGCGACCCGGCTGGGCTGCTCCCTCGCGCAGATCCGCGCGGTCCGCCAAGTCGAGGCGGCGGGCAAGGGCTACGACAAGGCGGGCATGCCAAAGATCCTCTACGAGCGGCACCTGTTTCACCGCCTTACCGGCGGCAAGTTCTCGCCCGCGCCGTTCAGCCAGAGTAAGGCGGGTGGCTACACGAACGATGCGAACGGCGACGGCATCGTCGACAGTTGGGATCGACTATGTGAGGCGATCGCCACCGGTGAGGTCGACGCAGCGTTCCAGTCCTGCTCGTGGGGCCTGTTCCAGGTGTTGGGGCAATGGTGGGATGAGCTTGGCTACCCCTCGCCCTTCGCGATGGCCTGGACCTCGGCCCAGAGCGAGGGCGATCAGCTGGAAATGTTCGTGCGCTACGTCGAGCACTTCGGCTTGGTAGACGAGTTGCGCCAGCTTTCTGCGAACCCGGTCACCTGCCGCGCCTTCGCCGCCGCGTACAACGGACCGGGGTACCGCAAGTATGCGTACGACGAGAAGCTTGCTGCCGCGATGCGGTGAGGCTCACCGGCGGGCCGCTTGCGGTTGACTTCGTGGCGGTGGGCATCATGCTGATCGCATGTGCAACCTCTATCGCATGAACAAGCCGATCGATGAGGTGGGCCGCCTGTTCAGGGCGCAGCCGCAGGTCGGCGCGAACTTCGCCGACGAGGTCTACCCCGGGTATCCCGGCCTGGTGGTCGCGAACGGACAGGTCGGCACCATGACCTGGGGCTTTCCTCTCGTGCTCAAGAGCAAGAAGACCGGCGCGCCCCTCAAGCCCAAGCCGGTCAACAACGCCCGGGAAGACAAGCTGAACACGCCGTTCTGGCGCGACAGCTTCGCCCGCAGGCGTTGCCTGATCCCCGTTACGGCGTGGGCCGAGGCGGAGGGCATCAAGGGCAGCATGACGCGCACATGGCACGCGCTTGAGGGCCACGAACTGTTCGCGGTGGCCGGCGTCTGGCGACGCACGGACGAATGGGGTGCTGCCTATTCGATGGTGATGGTCGACGGCTGCGAACAGATGGCCGATGTTCACGACCGAATGCCGACCATACTCCGGCACGAGGACTGGGCGCAGTGGACCGATGGCACGCCCGATGAGGCGATCCAGCTATGTCAGGTGTGCCCAGATCCTCTGACCATCGAACGGACGGCCGAGCCGTGGTTCAAGGCGCGGGCGCAGTAGCAATCTTGCAACGTCAGGTTACTCCGTCGCGGCGATATCCATCATGAAACGCCAGGTGTTCGCCGCATCGCTCGCGAAAGCCGCACCCGATTCCCCGGCATGAACGTTCTGGATGATCTCGACGCCCGCCTCGATCATCGCCTGTGTGGGTTCCCTCGCGGCTTCCAGCGCCACGGCGGCCTCGGCCAGCAAGGTCGTCTGTGTCTCAGCGTCCAACGCCTCAAAGTCATCCACCCCGCTTCGCAGCTTCATCAGGGCTCGGGCAATGCGGATCTTGGTGGTGTCAGTCATGGCCTATCTTTGATCGTATCCCTGGTATCCGCAAGCCAAAGCGTATCAAACCATTCTGCCATGTCACCGTGCCGCCGGCTCGATCGTCAGCCAGCCCCGCCGCTCACACCTGCTGCACACAAGCCTTTCGGTGAAGTCGCGATACGTCCGGCACCTGGGCAGCCTCTCGTAGAGCAGCGATGTCGGCCAGATCGCCTCGTGCGAGCAAGGCGGTATGCATGAGGCTGGATTGCACTTGATCCTGACGTGACTGGCATAGCCGACCGCTTCATCGAGCGGCATGTTGAAACGGTCGCGGGGCATGTCCGGAGGCGCGTCAGGCGCTCAGCCTTCCGGCTCATTGATGCGGGCGAAGTGGCTGGCGACGTTGCGATGGACCAAGCGACGCTCGATCAGCCACCCACCTGCCCCCTCTGGAAGCCATTGCGCGTCACGCGCGCCCATTCCTGTGACCCATACGAGGTAGTTGCCGTACTCCGGATGCTCCGGCAGATCGGCAATAGCCGTCCAGCGGATAGCCGGCTGGGTCGTCGAGGTCACAGCGCGCACCAATCGAGTTCAGCATCGTCGAGGGCCTCGAACATATCGCCCTCCGCCCCGCAGGCGCTCAGCCGGGCCCGCACGTCGTCGGCCGTCCCGTCCAGGGGGAACTGACGATCGGCTTTCGCCGCGGTGATCAGCGCTGCGCGTAGGCCCGTTGCCGGCTGAACCAGCAGCCAGCGACCGAACGACGGCAACTCATTACCCGTCTTGGTTCGCCCCTCGATCTTCAGGCGGGCATCCTTCGGCGCCGGGGTGAAAGCGCGGTAGTCGGTCGCCTTCGTGATATCCTGAAAAGTGCCGCCTCCCGCGGCGATGCGGCCGATCTCGCGCTGGACGTTCATAAGCGCCGCCTGCTTCTGCTCGGTGTTCATCGTGGACCTCTATGCGAATCGTCAATGCGATCAACATAACATGTTCTCTATATGTTCTCATTAGAGTAAAAGTGCTATGCGTCGCTGAGGCCTTCCCAGTCCAATCTATCTGAAAGGACGTAGTCCCTGGCCGAAATTTGGTCATAGGTCACGATCCTGACCTCAGGGTCTTTGATTCCGGTCTTCAACGTTCCCTCCAGATCGCCAGCCACTGCACGCCACTCCCGCAGTGTGGTAGCATCCGGGTGCTCTTCCAGAATGATCAGGAAGAGGACGGAGCTAGCGTCGTCCCAATCGTCGCATTGCACCCGCACCTCTCTTGTGGCGCGTATTAAATCACCTTGGTGGCTATTCTTGCGCCACTTGCGCTCTACCCACGTCCGGAATGGCTTTACCGCGGCATTGAAGTCATTGGGGAAGGCAAATCGGTGGCGATGTCGTCCGAGGGCGAGGCCGAGTTGCCTACGTTCTTCGTCGTCTTGGCAGCCATCAGCCCGCGGCCAAGTTGCTATTATATCCTTATGAACGGTGGCGGTCGCTTCTAGGTCGATCAGTAAGCCACGTTCTGCAAGAGTGTGAAGATGGATTCTGGTCGGGGTGGCGCCCCTTGCCGATCTGGCCAGTTCTTCGGGGGTGGCTGGCACTAAAGGCGCTACCTGGACGAACGGACGTAAATTCACATCGCGCACGATGTCACATGACTGAGATACCACTACAGCGCCATACCTCGCATCGATAGCCTCAATGCTGGGCTCTCCGTCCTCTAGAACGAGGATAGGCAACTCCAATGGCGCCAAGATCAAATCACCTTGGCGCCATTCGTCCAGCGGAGAGGTGCTACCATCCACGCCTATCTTCTAAGAATTTTCATCTTAGTTTTTCGAGTGCCCAGATGGTGAACGAAGGGCTGCTCATCCGATGCAAGGACGGGCGGTTGCGACGATGCCTGGATGGTCCGGGTCTCGTCTAGTCCATAGTGACGAAATAGGCGCTGGCGAATCTTAAAAGCCGGCTGCGAACGCATGCTTTGGACATGATCACAAACCTCTATCACGCGATCATAATGCTGGCGGCGCACCGGCGCGCCATTCACCCAATTCTGAACCGTTCGCCTACTAACGCCGAGTACAGCGGCAAGCTGGTCCCGGGTAAGTCCGCTTGCATTGCGGATAAACTCCAGCTCATTTGAAACGTCGAGGGCAAGATCCAATGGGGTAGATGCACAACCCACGAAGGAATACCCGGTACCGTCATCAATCCGAGACGTAGAAAAGGTCAGTCCGCCCCCTGTGCTTGAGCTACAAAGCTGAAGGGCAGCGCTAGTGACCATAGATATGACGCTCATTGTCTCGACGCCTCGAGGCATCGCAACAACCATCGGAGAGGATTTTGCGGTGTGGTAAGTCGCTTCCATGGTCAT